CCATGAAGCCGCCCAGGCCCCGAGCGCCCGTAACGCCAGCCGTCTCCTCCTGAAGGGTCAGCTGCTCCTTGCCGAGGTTCCTCACGGAGTCGGCGGCATACGCCGCTTTCAGCCTCAGCGTGTCGAACACTCCTCCGGCGGCGATGGTCTTGCTGAGGGTCTGGAACATGTTCAAAACAGTGCCCAGGCCAGCCATTAGGCTGGTGAAGACCTCCAACGCTTTCAAAACGATCAAGCGACCGATCAAAGCGGGCAGAATGATCTCAGCGAGGAGCTTGATAGTGCTGGAGTTGTCCCTGAAGAAGCCTGTCACGGCGACAATCGCTGGACCGACTACGTGCGCAAGGACTTCCCCGACACCCTTGAACGCCATCAGGAACCCGCTGGAGACGAACCCTGCGATCGGCTGAAGCGTTTCCCACAGGTTCCGAGCGCCTTCCCACACGTCCTTCAAAGTGGTGACGAAGTTGTGAAAGAACTTGGCGACGGCATCCTCAGCTTCGTGAAGCTGCGGGCTGTCCAAGGCGCTGCGGATCTTCTCGCCCAACTCGCGCAGGATAGGAGCGCCGGTACGAGACACGTAGTCCATGAAGTCCATCAACTTCGGCAACAACACGGTGCCGATCCTGATGGCCATGGTGTCCAGCGTTTCCTTGACCTGCGAGATACGGAAGTTGAAGCCCTGGGTGATGGTCCCCCAGGTCTCAATGTGGTCACCGGCGCTTTTGGCTCCCTCGGCAACCGACTTCTCGTTGGCGGCGAACGTCGCCAGGTTCAATCCGCCGATCTGCAAAGCGGTGTTGGTGTCCACCGTGTCGCCCAAGATCTTCCGCAGCGAACCGGCGAACGTGTCCGCTCCGGGAACGCCGTTACGCAACGACTGGTTGAAGCTGGTGGAGTTCTTGTACAGGGTCAAGAACTCCGTCGCCATCGCCTTGATCTTCGGCGGCATGTCGTTCGTAGCCGACGCGAAGTCCTTGGACGAGATGGCGTTCGCTTCCACCTTCTTTGCCAGCTCCAACAACTGAGGCGGCATGTTAGCCATCATCTGGTTGAGGTCCCGGGCAGCGGTCTTTGACGTGTTGAACGTGTTCTGAAGCGACATGAAGTTCGGACCCATATGGTCCAAAATCGCCTTGTCAACCAAGCCCATCGTGCCCAACAAACCGCGTTCGCCCAAGTGGGTCTTCAAGTCCTCCGTGGACAAACCGAACGTGGCCATCGCCTTCACGGCAACAGCGTTCGGAGACTGCAACGACGCAATCGTATGACCCAACATCTGGGCCGCGTTCTGCGCCGTCGTACCGGCAACGGTCATGGTGGCTTCGGCTGCGGCGACGTCCTGGAACGAAATACCGGCCGACCGCGCCTGAGGCAGAACAGAACTCAAAGACCCGGCGAAGTCCTCCATGGACATCTTGCCCGCCGCCACAGCCTTGATCATCATGTTCATCATCGGCACGGAATAGTCCGCACCCTTACCCATGTCGTGCAAGGCGGTAGTCAGAGCGTCAGCGACAGTCTTGACCTCAGCGCCTTCAGCGCGGGCACCCTCAGCCGCGATCTGCATGACCTTCAAACCGGCAGCGCCGTGGAAACCCGCAGACTCCACGTAGTACATGCCGTTGGCCAGCTCTTTGGTGGAAGTACCAGTTGCGGTGGCGATCTTCAACAGCCCGTCGGAGACCTGGGCGATAGGGCCGGTCAACTTGCCGTTGATAGCCGATCCGGTTTCGCCAGCCGACGTCACCAACTTGATCATCGAGGCTTGCCAGTCCCCGGCCATCTTCACCGAAACGGCAGCGATACCCACACCGGCCAGTCCGACAACCTTGCCAGCCTTCAGGATCGTCTCGCCGATCTTCTCTGTCTTGGAGGTGAACCCTTCCGCCTCCGCGCCAGCCTTAGACAAGCCCTCAGTGAAACTCTGGGAAAACAGCCCCAGCTTGATGAAAAGATCAGCAACCTCGGATGCCACCGACGCCTCCTAGATGATGACGCGCCAGCCCCTGCCGAACGCTTCCCGATAAATCAGCTGGGCCGGAACCCCCATAGCGAACTTGAACGCGGGCATCAGGAACGGATATTTGGCTCCATTACGCAAACCGGTCTTCTCCAAATGCATTGCGTACTCGCTCGCCGGAGTTCTGCTTCTGGTGCCGCCGTACGACGGATAGAAACCGACGCCCATGCCGACGAAACAAGAGAACTCGTCACCGGAGAACTTCACCGGCGTGTGCGCGATAGCGCGCCGCAACGTACCGGAGATCACAGCCGGACCGGTCCCGGGACGCGCCGGAGTCCGGGTGCCGTACTTGTGAGCCCCCGAACTGGCGTTGATCTTGGCTTGCTTCTCCACAACCAACGCCAGATCCTCCAAAGCCTTCCTGGCTCGGAGCTTCGTCTCATTGTCCAGGCCGATGAAAATCCTTGCGAACGTCCCCTGATGAAGCTCCGTAGCCACAGCGCACCCCTACCTCTTCACTCTCGTAACCCCTGGAGCGCCCCGAACCGTCATCTGCTTCTCGTGATCGCCGCGCTGGATACGCCGACGCCGCATGATGAAATCCCAGCAGAACTGGCGCACAAACAGAGGGGTCTCCTCGTAGTCGCGCCACGTCCAGTGCATCTCCTGCATCAGCTCGAAGCACATCCACTCCTCCGGAGCAGCCCCGGATCCCCACGTCCCGTCAAGAATGGACTCGACGTCTATCAGGACGTCGGAGAATCCGGGGTCTTCGTAGGGGAGTCACCCACCTTGCCCAGCTCTTCAGCGATAGCGGTGTTCACGACCAACGGCAGACGGGCCACCTTGTCCGCCGTCATAGGCATCGTCAACATGCCCTGGTCTTCGTTCGGGTCGTCCGCGTCGTACATGCGGATATCGGTGATAAGCCGCGCCAGACGCTCGTACCCTTCCTGCGTCGCCGCCTCCTCGTTCACCGGCACCCCGTTGGCGTTGGTACCAATCCGGGACCGCAGCCAGTCCAAAGGAACCAGCTTGGGGTTGCGGAACGTGACGTACAGCTCGACGTCTCCCGGTTCCGTCAACTCGGGGAACTTGATGGTGATGAACCGGTCCTTCAAACCAGCCATGGACGCCTCCCGGTCTGTTTCAGTGGTGACAAGCCAATGAAAACCCCCCAGAGCTTCAAGGTTCAAGCTCCTAATTGTCAGAACTTGCCTAGCTCTGGGGGGTTGACGCCCGCTGTAACGGCAACGCACAGCCTAAACCGCAGGTCTAATACGCCGTCGAAACGAAGTTAGTGACCGTCGCAGCAACAGCCCCACCGTCCGTGGAGTTGTAGATCCCCGACAACGAGAAGTCCGCCGTCACGTACACAGACGACAAGTCCACCTTGCCCTTGTACCAACCCGACTTGTTCGTGGTCAACGTAATCACCGACCCCCCGGAAGTCACCGGCTGCGTGATCGTCGCCACCGCAGGAAGCTGCGTGTAGTTCAGATACAAGTTGAGGTCGGTGTCGTTCTCGAAGATGGCCTTGTAAGTGCCGTCCGCCTCCAAGGCGCCCTGGAACACCTCACGCGGCTGCTGAACGCCGTTGGAGGCGTGGATAGCCTCAGCGACCCTCTTGACCGTCAGGTCGTACGTCAGACCGCGCGTAGACGAACCACCCGCATTAGTCATCGTCCACTGCCAACCCAAACCCGGGATGACAGAGCTGAACGAAGGCGTCGGGTTCGGCGTCTGCTCCGCCGACAACCAGCCCGTGTACTTCACCGAGAACGTCATCACGGCCTTGGGATCGATCTTGATGGAGCACTCGGAGATCTTAGAACCCGGGAAACCCCGCACAGCAGTACCCAAAGCGTTCGTCGCCACGTCGTACTTCGTCAACGACCACGACGTCTGAGCCGCCGTGGGGTTCTGCTTGAACGAATGCGTGGACTGCGACGTCACCGAACCGCCAGCAGCGGTGTGGTTGAACTGCAACCCGGTCGCCGGAGTAGTGATCGGAGCCGAGTAAGGGCCGGAGCCGGTAACAGTACCGACCTGAACATACTCAGTGTTGACGCCGCCCGAGTCCTGAATACGCAGGATGCTGTTGTTCGGAACCGTAGCGGTCAACGAGACCGAGCTGGCGCCAGCCACCGCGTTCGAGTTCAAGACCGTAGACACGCCGGTCGTGGTGACGGTGTCCGGGCCAACGATGCCCCGCAGCAAGTACGGGATAGCGTCCGGGTAGGCCATCACGTCAACAGAGAACGAAGACTCCCCCGGACCCTGATACATGCCCTGAAGAACCGTGTCGTTGTTGCGGTACGACTCATCCCGCAACTCCGTGTACATGTCCTCAGCGTCGATCTTCGTGCAAGGGATGTAGAACGCCGGAACAACGTACGTGCCCTGCGTGGTCTCCTTGGCGATACCCACATATCCAAGTTTCGCAAGAGAAGTCACTGCTGCTCACCTTCCTTCATGTCGGCCACCGCAGCGGCGTCCTTGCGCTTCGTCTTAGGCTCCGACGGAGCCGGAACGTCCTCCAAGACGGTGAACCCGCCAAGAAGAGTGGGAAAATCAATCTCCTCGCCAACGCCTACCTTGCGGCGAGGTTCGGAGGGATCGTCCGGGCTAGGCCAAACCATCAGGTCCTGCTCATAGCCGGTGTCGTTGCGTTGCCGCACTGTTGTCTCCTAGTCGGTGAAGTCGCGGTCATCAATCGAATACGTGACAGAAGCCTGAAAGTCCACAGCCGACGTGATCGTGGACTCCGGGTCCGTGTATTCCACCTGGATCCCCGCCCGAGTACCGGTGACGTCCGACCCCTCAGCCGCTTGGAGGAACGCCCCGCCGTGGGTCTTGTCAGCACCGCCCGGCTGGTTCATGCCGATACCGCGAATCCTCAACAAAAGCATGTTGATGGCGACGTCAAAAGCCCTCTGGTCCTGTTCAGCGTTTCCCTGGCCGTTAGACAAAGGCCAACGCAGCCTCAAGGACATCTCGTAGGCCGCGATGGTGCGGTTGAACCCGAAACGCTCCACGCGGACGTTGGACCGCACCACATAGATCTGGGTCTTCCGGTTAGCAGGCGTACGCGGCACATACGCCTGCACGATGTCCCAAGGACCGCCGTCCGCCGCCATCAAAGACGGCAAACCGTCGGCCGTCGTTCCCGGCAGCGAAAGCCACAAAGCCTCCCGGTCGCAGGCATCCGCCGACGTGCGGAACGTTCCAGGCATCCGACCTCCCTAACGCTTCTTACGCCGCGCCGGAGCACGGCTCTGCATGGGTTTCGCTGGCTTCACCGACTTCTTAGCAACCTTCGGCCGGGGATGAGCCGCGCGCGTAGCAGCAGCCTTCTGTGATCTAGCCAGCTTCTGCTCCGGAGTCATCCGAGCGTTCGCCGCCTTGATGGCCTGGCTCATCTTGACCTTGCGCTCAGCCCTCTGCTCCGCCGTCATCGCCGCGTTGTGAGCCCTGATGGCCGCCACCAGCTTCAGCTTCCGCGCAGCCTTCTTCTCCACCGACATGTTGGCGTTGAGACGCTTCACAACCTCGGAGCGCTTGGCTTTCCGCGCAGCTCTCTGCTCATCAGTCAAAGCCGCCAGATGAGCCTTCAAAGTAGCTGCCCGCTTGACCTTCCGCGCAGCCCGCTCTTCAGGGGACAGCCTAGCCAAAGCAGCCTTGCGCTTCGCCGACATGTTGGCTCTGCGTGCCGCTCTCTGCTCCGGAGACATCGCCGCCAGATGGGCTCGCAGAGAAGCCTTCCTCTTAGCCGCGCGGGCCTGGCGTTGCGCAGGGGTCAGCTTAGCCAGAGCAGCCTTGCGTTTCGCGCTCATACTGGCCTTGCGTGCAGCCCTCTGAGCCGGAGACATCGCCGCGAGCTTCTTACGCATAGACGCCACGCGCTTGGCGGTCTGGGCTTTCCTCTGCGCCGCCGTCATCTTGGCGTTGCGCTTCTTGATAGCCGCAGACATCTTGGCCTTGCGCGCAGCCCTCTGAGCAGGGGTCATATGCGCTAGGCGCGCCTTCATCTTGGCGCGGAAAGCGTCTTTCTGTTTAGCGGTCCACTTGCGGCCCTTGCGGTGCTTCTTCTGGACAGGCAAATCTCACCGCCTGGTGTACGCCGTCAGGATCTCCATAGCGTCGAGCCGCAGGGCGTCTGGATCGTGGCCGTGCGAAGCCTGCGCAGGATCGAGCTGTTTCAACACCACCGATGCGGCCATGAATTCGGCCGCCTGCTCCAGGTCCAGGGGGACGGTGGAATACCCGCCGGAGTACGTCACGACGATGGTGGTGCCGGTGGGCACGTACGTGCCCAACTGGAACCGGCAGTGACCGGTGTCCGGTTCGTACTGCGTAGTGTTCGGTACCACGGCCTGCGTGCCGGAATAGGAACGCAGAAGCTCGATAGAGCTGATCGATCCGGTCCACATCTCCGGGTAACGCGCAGGGTGTTCCCGAACCCAGAAGTGTCGCACCAGCTGCGAGGAGCCGAGCGACTGGGCGCGGGACATACCGATCTGTGCCGACGGTTCCATTGGACCGGGGATCTCGGTGTTGTCGTCCACATCCATCATCTGGGCCCGTTGTGTTTCGGTGATGGTGAACGGGGCCAGACGCCGGTCGGTAGCGGATTCACACATGCGGGTGGACCGCAGCATGATCCGGTCCAGGGCGGAGGGGGTGAAGTCGCGCACCAGGTCCGCGAACGCCCCTGACTGAATGATCGCGGAGGAACAGAGCGGCGTTGGGGCGTCAACGGGCATGGTGCGCTCCTATCTACTCGGAGATCTCGGTTTTCTTGGGGCGTCCACGCTTGGGCTTGGAGGGTTCGTCGTCGTCAGCGGGTTCCTGGGTGTTCTCCGGTTCCGTCTCCGGGTCCTCTTCCACGGGTTCGGCTTTTGGGGGTTCGGCTTCGCTGAAGCCGCCGTGGGGGATGTTGAGGAGTTCCCAGGCGAGTTCGTCGTGGACTTCGATCACCTGTCCGTCGTGTTCCCACCGGTAGCCGGGAGCGTTTCCCGCCTGTGACTTCCGCAGATACATGCTGCCGCCTTTACGTCGTTTACCGGTTCCGGTAGCGTAGGTAACTCGTTACTCGGGTAGGTAGGTGCCTACCTGGTACAACACACTAACCCGGAGGAGAAGACCCGTGGATTACTTGGTGGTGCTCACCCTCGCCTACCGCGACGGCTCCCGCATGTGCTACGCCGACCACCGAGAAGTCGTCACCGTCGAAGCGGGCGACAAGACCAGCGACATCCTCCAGACCGCCCACGACAAGATCGTCGCCGACAACAAGATCGGCAACCCCGAGGGCTGCTCCGTCACCTTCTGGAGCATCACCCCCAACGTTCTCATGCGTCCGCCCACCAACCGGCAGACAGGACGTAAGTAAGCTCCACGCATGCCGACAACGCGCCCCGTCATCAGCTCCAAACCCATCCTCAGCTCCAAACTCCGCGTCGAACTACTACAACGCCAAGGCCACGAACTCGTGATCAAAGCCAGCAACGAACGCGCCGAGATCGAAGTGAAACGAGCCGACCGCCAAAACCACACCGTCATCATCACCCCCGACGACGTACCGAGCCAACGCCGCAACAGCAAAACCTTCAAGAAATACCCGCAGTCCCTGCTCATCGCTCTCGCCATCCACGCCGCCTGCGACTGGAACGACGAAGTGGACTACACCAACAAACTCGAACAAGCCACCGACGTAGACCCCACCGGCTGCGTCTGCATCATGTGCCGCGACGGACAACACGTACCCCTGAACCGGGCCACCGCCATCAACATCGCCTACATCCTGCTAGGGAAGCAACGCAACAACACCGGACTCAACATCGACGTCGTCACCGAACACGTCGTCACCCCCGACAGCCACCTGACCCTGACCGACACCCCCCACTACGTGGAAGCCCGAGTCATGGACAACGGCAACTACCGCCGATACGAC